CACCACTGAGGTCAGCACCACTTAGGTTAGCACCACTTAGGTTAGCATCAATGAGGTCAGCACCAATGAGGTCAGCACCACGTAGGTTAGCGTATATACCCTCTTCCCCAGTGGTATTCAAATACAATTTATGTTGGTTTAGTGCTTCTTTTAATTCTTCTTTATTCATATTATTTAGCTCCTTTGATTCTTTCGATAAAAGTTTCATATTCTCAATTATTATTTTTTTCAAAATTAATCACTCCCTTTTTTAGTCTTCCAAAAAGTAACTACATATTCTTCTATCGTATCTAATTTTTAAGCCATTTTTCCGACAGTTTGATATAGCTTTTTGAAATGGATACCCGACCCCATCAAAACCCCTTCCGTTACTATTTTCGATATTTGCCATTATTACGCTGATATTTTGTTTGAAATTAGTAGCTATTCTTTTGCTGTGTCTATTCATTGTGTAGTTACCTCTTTTTGTTTGTGCATATACCCGTACAAATAACCCTCTTTGGAAGTGTCGATATCTTTCGCCCAACCCATACCGTTTTGTTTCGCAAAATTTACAGCCTTTAAATATGTCTCGTCTGTTAAATCTCTGGAAAAAGGCTGGACCGGTTTTTATCACAAAAAACGCTTGAACCTCTTTTTTTACGACTAAAAGATAGGACCTTTTTTGTTTATTCTGCTATTTCTAACTCTTCTTCATATTGATTTAAGTCTTCTTGATTCTTAACTCCTAACCTGTTTATTACCTCGCTCACTGGTACTTTGCTCTCTACTAGAGCCAATAGCACTCTCTTGATGAATACTCTTGTCTTTGTGATGTTGATGTCCAGATACTTTGTCACATCTCTATGTTCCTGATCTGTGAAGTCTACATTTATCATCATTTTAGTCGTTCCCATTTGCTTATTCCTCCTGAATATCTTTAGTTAATATAAACTTATTATAACTTATTGTACTTCATTTACTAATTGATAGTTTATGTTATAAAATATACTTACTAGAAGACTGTAAGGGGGTTAGTATATTTATACTTATGTTAATAAACTTATTTTAATAGCATATATTTATTTGTATGTGTGTGTATAAACTTATTAATAATGGTGATAGTAAATGTTAGTAAATGTTAATTAATGTTAGAAAATATACTAAACAGATAGCATACTATGAGGGTGTGTTTTTGCTCTTAATACGTGATTTATAGGCTAAATGTGCCTACAGTACTGTTTCTAACTACCTTTATATATATTATTAAATAAATAAATAAAAAAAAAGAGAAAAAAGAGACTTTTTTTTTATTTCTTAAGGGAATGCTATGGAGTGTATGGTGGAATTAGACCATTAGGCGTAAATGGGTGTTAAATCACGTATTAAGAGCAAAAAACATTCCTGAAAGTATTATATCCGTTACATAAATTTAATTTACTTTATGATATTGAGTGTTATTAATGGGGGATATAATCCATTAGGTGTAGTGTTATATATATAAGGATAGATATATTTTTCTGATTTTATTTGTTGTAAAACTTTGTAATTGTACAAATATACATATGCTTTATTGTAGTTTATTGTAGATTTACATTGATTTAGTTGTTTATGTTTGGTATATGCGCGTGTACACGTGGTGGGAATTCAACCCCGCAACCGCTCTTCCAGGCACGAAACTTAAAATTGGGTTGAACGATTATTATAGTACTAATGGTTTGGTAATGTAAAGATCACAACGTATGGATTTAAATTGGTATATATATTATGCGAACCATACGTCAACTATTATACGCGTGACGTGGTTGTGTTGTTACTTGGTAAAGTGGTGCCGGGCCACGTGCCACCCGGGGTACATTGGGCCTCGGACCGTTAGATTTGTTTCCACCCACAACCCAACCGATCACAAAAAATTGAAACCTAAAAACATACCTATTATATATAATAAAAATTTGAAACGTAAATTTCAGCCACAAAAAAATTTTAAAAATAAAAATTGTCCATACAATGTCTATACATTAGCCCATCAATATGATAATTTAGGAGTATGGAAGAAGAGAAAATACCAAGAAAGATAAGTAAGCTAGTGGAAGATGAGAATGGTGTAATGAGTAATACACCAATGAAGGATCAGGAGCGAACGAAGATAGCGTTAAATGATACAAAGATACCAGTGATATTAGATGGTATCAGGCAGAAGGAAGAGATAGAGAATAAGGCGTGGTACGCTTTGAATAAGAAGTTAGATGCAAAGATAGTTGTATGTGGTAAGTGTAAGGGAGAGGGTCGTAAGAATAATGGAAGTCCTTGCTATGTATGTAATGGTGAGGGTGTAGTAGAGAGAGAACCAGATATGCGAGCTATAGAGATGGTATTGAAGCCTAAATTTCCAAATACAAGTATAAGTGTCAATGCAGAGATAGATGATATGACGACTAATGATTTACTGGGACTGATAGATAAGATGTGAGCTTAACATTCATATGTTATTAAAACTGTATAATATATTTAGATATTTTACAGGAAATGAAGAAAAATGCCACATAAAGACTTACAGAAATGAAGAAAAATGGCACATAAAGATTTACAGAAAAAAGGGATGAATCGCAAGACAATGAAGAGAAAAAAATAAATGGCAGGAAGTCCGAGACGTAGAATTGAGAAATTGAAAGCTGAGGGTAAGCATTTAGAAGCTGACTGGCTGGTGGCTCGGATGCAAGCTAAGAACCGAGGAATTTCCCTGAAGGAGTGGGAGATAGACAATCCCAAGCCTTCAGGTCTCGTAGACAAGTCACCTATAATATTTATACCAGGTACAAAGCTTCAGGTGAGTAATAAGACTTATGGTAAGAATATAACGATCCCCTTCCACGACAAAGAGATATTATCAAAAATCAGAGAGTCGAAGAAATTAGTCAAGCAGAAGGCACGTATAGCCCCTAAAGAAAATATAAAGACTCTGTATAAGGTGATGCAGAAACTCGCAGCTGACGAGTTGAAGATAAAACTCAGGTATGACTTTGGTGCATTTGATGAAGAGTTCTTCCAGGATATTCAAGACAGGGTGCCTACACCTAAGTTCCATAAGGAGATGTTCCAGTTATTTGAGCACTCTAAACGCGCCTGTGTTGTGTGTCCCAGGGGCCACGCGAAGTCAACGAACGCACGTAAATATATTCTCCATCAGATACTTAATGAGAAGGTAAAGTACGTTATTATTGTAGGTGCTTCTGAGGATATGGCGGGTCAGAACTTGAGGTGGATCCGAGACCAGTTGACTGACAACCCTAAGATAATTGCTACATATGGTAATTTACATAATAAGAATAAATGGTCAGAAACTGAGTTCATAACATCTACAGATATAAAGGTATCTGCTAAGGGTGCTGAGCAGAAGATACGGGGAGCGAATGAGAAGGGTCGACCTGACCTTTTTTATATAGATGACCTTGAAGAGGATGAGCAGGTAAGTAGTCGTGACAGGCGTGAGAAGTTGAGGAAGTGGTTGGTAGAGGCGTTGATGCCAGCTAAGTCGGTACAGGGTCGTATTATTATGACAGGTACGATATTACATACTGACTCACTATTAAAAAATATTGCACTTAATAAAGTCAGAGACCATATGTATTGGGACGTGTTGTGGTATCGAGCTCTAGATGAGAACGTCTCACCGCCTAAAGCACTGTGGCCTGATATGCACTCAGCTGAGAAATTACTTGCTCTGAAGGAGGCTAACCCTCAGAGTTTCTCGCAGGAGTATCAGAATGATCCTAGATCAGGTGCAATGGCTGTATTTAAGCAGGAGTGGTACCAGTATATTACTGAGAAAGATATTCGTAGAGATAGTATAGACAAAAGGATATATGTTAGGGGTCAGCTTGTTCACTGTATGCTTACTACTGACTATGCGATTTCTGAGAAGGAGGGGGCTGACTTTACGGTGTTGAATATGACAGGTATGGACAGTGACTCTAATTTATATGTTCTTGAGCTTGAGAGATTCAGGACGTCGAATATATTTGAGATCGTGGATATGATATTTATTTTAATGATGAAGTATTTCTGTGAGTATATGACTTCTGAGAGTGTCGCGTTCCAGACTACTATGAAGAAGGTAATAGAGAAGCGGATGGAGGAGATGAAATACTTCTTCTTTATTAAAGAGATGAAGCGAGCGAACTTAAAGAAGATGTATCGGATCAAGGCACTTGAGGCACCTATCCGTAATAAGAAGTGTTTTTGGCAAGAGGAGCACATCCACTTAGAAGATGAACTTAACCAGGTGACGGCTACTTCACTTGGTAAGCACGATGATATAATAGATACATTAGCAGATGCTTGGCAGGAGCAGATTGAGTCCTTGGAGGATGACGGTCGTAAGACTATTAAGATAAATAGTATGGAGTGGCTAATTGAACAAGGTCTATTACCTACTACTGCTGAGGAAGACAACGTAAGTTTGTATTAAAGGAGAAACACTATGGCTAAGAAATTAGATAGACTATTTGATCCAGATATAATACCTGAAAATCGGGCAGGTACGATGAAGGTCGCTATGAAAGCGAAGGAGACTGTTCTTCGACTATTTGATCAGTATGACAATATGCGTGCGTATATTAGGGGTGGATTTCAGATTAATATTACTGAAGAGTGGGACGAGCTGTATCGTATTTATAAGGCTACTTACTGCCAGAATGATCATAATTACGATGGTAAGGCGAAGTTGTTTATGCCTGAAGGACGTAGGGCAGTAAATATTGTAGAAGCTGAGTCTAGTAACGCGTTCTTTTCACGTGAAGACTATTTTAGTGTAGATGCGAAAGGTAGTGAGTCTGATAATCAAGATATGGCTAGAAAGGCGTTCGCTACGATAAAGTATTTCTCTGATAAAGAAGACTTCGTTAGTGAGTATGATATAGCTAACAAACAAGCACTAATATACAACTGTACTTGTGTTGAGAACGTTGTATTTAAGGAGCGGATAGAAGGTCTGTTCAGAAAACTTGATGTTGTCCCTATATTAGATGAAGAGAGCGGAGAGCCACTAATATCCCCTGAAGGACAGGTAGAAACTAGGAAGGAATTCAATATATATAGTATTGATGAAGATGTTCAGTCTATTCGTGTTGAGGCCAGAGATATTTATAGAATGTATATAAATCATCTATCTAACGATCCTGAGAAAGAAGATCTTATCTATAGAGACTCTATGAGTAAGCAGCAACTTCTTGAGATGGCAGAGCGTGGTGTGTATAACGAGAATGCAGTTAGAACACTTATTAAAAGAGTACCTAGCTTCAATAATTTCTCAGGAACGAAGAGTACACACGAGGCTGGAGATGGTAAACCTACTGAAGGTAGTATTTTCCAGAAAGATGAGACTGATAATATTGACAAGTATGAAGTTCTTCGGTTCCAAGGACTATTTACAACTCAAGATGAGAAGACAGGCGAGAAGTTACATCAACAGTATTGGATTGACATAGGTGAGCGTAACGAAGTTCTTCGTGTCATCAAGAACCCACTACTTGGCGGTTATAAAACATTTAGCCTAGTAAACTACGATACGATGCTTAACGAGTTCTATTCTGATGGTGTTATATCACCTATTAAGAGTTTGCAGTATGAGATAAATGATAAAGAGAACCAGTCTGTTGACGGTCTTACATTTGATCTTAACGCTCCATTTGAGGTTCTAAAAGGTTCTGGTATAAAAGCCTCAGATATTATGCAGATTAGGAAGGTAGCGAATAAAGCAATATTTGTTAAAGAGATGAACTCAATTCGTAAAGTCAGCGCACCTGTCCCTCTAGCCCATCTAAATAATGAGTTAATGAGGTTAGGAGCTACTATAGATAAGGTCACTGGTGCTACTTCACTTGCAGGTGGATCGCCTACTGGTACTCAGGCAGACAGATCAGGTAAGAGTCTATCTATATTACAGAACCAAACACGTAGTCAGTTCTCGAAATATGTTCGTAAGTTTGAGAAGAAGTTATTAGAGCGTTCAATGCAGAAGTGTTGGGATATGGTTGTGCAGTTTTTTGACGATACTATTGAGATCGAGATAATGGGCGAGGACAATAAGCCTACTGCTCACAAGCAAAGAATTTCAGAGATCGTAGGACGTTTTAATATAAGAGTGACTTCAGGCTCTCAGTTCTTGAAAGAACGTCAGATTAGAGACTCTATTCTTGAGTTCCTATCTATATTAGGTATCAATGACTTATTTATGCAGATGGTGGATGCTCCTAAGATGTTAGTAGATATTGCGAAGTCTATGCCGAATAATATGGAGAAGTACATTGACTCTGAGAATTTGGTTAATAAATTAATGCAACAAATTCAACAATTACAATCAACAGTTGAGTTAGCTGGTGAGAACAATAAGAATTTAGTTTCAGATAATGTCAGATTAAAAGGTGAGTTACAGCAAACAGATCGTGCAGCAGCTGCTAACCAACCAGTATCAGAGACTGAAGACTTAACGCCACAATAAAGGAGAAGAGATGAAAGAAATAAAAAAAGAAGACATAGAAGTTTGCCTAAATGATATTAAAGATGAAAAAGAGAAAGAAATTCATACTGCGAGATACGGACAGTGTATATATGAATTTATTTCTGAGATAGAAGAACTTTTTGATATTAGTCATTTATTGGAGAAGTATCAGGTGAGTAAGTTTGAAGGAAAGTTAGGTGCGAGGATCGCTATAGATTTTCCAGATAATAGAGAGTATCCCAAAGTTACGAAATAAAAAGGAGAAAAAAATGTCAGAAAAAGAAGAATTAAAGCAAGATTATAATATAGAGGATGCAATTATAGAGACAAAGCAGTTTCGAAAGGATATAGATCCTATATTACAAAGAATAAAAAATTCTAATAGATCAAGTAGAGAGAGATCGTTAGCGATTACAAAATTTCAAGAAGGAATTATGTGGTTAGGTATGGACTTAAAAGATTTAGGTGCAAAGTATCCTTATCCTAATTCTAGGAATACGGAAAATACTATTGTAGAGCCAACAGCAGATGGTCTTACATTATAAAAAGGAGGTGATGATTTGAGTAAAGAAGAGTTGCAGCAAGCTCATATAAGAGGTCAAGAAATCTATGAAATGAAAAATTCTATTGGGTGGAAAACCTTAGATGAGTTAGTTCAGGAAGCAATTAATAAACTTCGTGAAAATATGAAGAAGAGTGATGATCAGAGTGTCGTGTTTGCTTGCTCTAAAAAAATTGATGGTATAATGTTAGTAAAAGAATTAGCAGATGAAATAATTTCTGACGGTCAAGAGGCAGGATTGAAATTAGAAGGAATATCTGCGTAGTTCCCTCGACGTGGCCTTACCCACGTAAAAAAATGAGTATAGGAGGATTATTATGGCTGACGAAGCCGAAACACAGGCTCAATCTCCCAAAGAGGAGTTTGACCAAAATCTAGACTCATTTAGTGATTTTCTTTCAGAAGAAATTTCTAAAGAGAAAGGACAAGTACAAGAGCAAAAACCATCTGGAGAAGCTCAACCAGATGCCCAGCAGACGGGAGAGTCTGATGACCTAGAATTTGGTGATATGCCAAATGGACAGGTTAGATATGAAAAGATGAAGAAACAACGAGATCAAGAGAAAATAGACAATCTTGATCTTAAAACTCGTCTCGCTAATGCAGAAGGTA